AACAACTTTTTTATGCTCGATAGCAATATTGCCTCTCTTTTGAGAGATAAAATTATCTTCTATAGCCTCCAACATCTGTAATCTTTCCATTACTCTATTTTGATCAATACTACCATTTAAATCACGAATATTTCCATTACTATCAACAACAAACGGAGCATAAGTCATTCCTAAAAATCCCGGACCAATACTGCTTCCTCCAACACTAACAAATGCTGGAATTTCTAATTCTGGCACAAACTTTGAAAGTTCATGAGATACTACGCTACCATAACTTGGATGCTCAATACTTGGGTTAGGAACAAAACCCGTATGCATATAATATCGTCCTCTTGTGTGATCTGCTTCTCTGGTACTCATACTACGAACAATACTCATATGGTGCATTTGCTTAGACAATAATGGTAGATGCTCACATATTTGTATACCATCAGCACTTGTGCTAATTGGCTTAAAAGGACCGCCAGTAGGAGTATCCGGTTTTAAATCCCAAAGATCAATAGTGCTGGGACCGCCGCCCATCCATAAAAGAATCACAGATTTCGTGTTCTTTTTCATATCGGCCGCATTAGCCAGAATAGAATCTGTAAAATTAATTGCTGGTAAAACTAATGGGGCCGCACCTATGGCGTGAGATATAAAATGTCTTCTATTCATGAAACATCCTTAAATTGTTATATTACTAATCAATTCTCCTATTTCTATTGTACTAAATCCCATAACCAGCATTGTTTGTTCTAGACCTATTAACATTTGTAATTCCTGAAACATTTTTACTCCAGTATTATTTTTAACATAATATAGTTTGGCTTATCGTTGTCTATCAACTGTAGAGTTTTAACCTTTCCCTTACCAAAAAAATCAAGACCAACGTGTATAAAAGGACCGCCTTCTAAATCTATATGATATGGAAAGCCATCATCAAATTCTGAACAAATTTTTGTTTTCTTACTTATGCCCTCTAATATAAATTCTTTATCATTAATCTGCGTAACTACTCTATTTGGAAAACATCCTTGTGTAGAATTATTTGACACTTACTACCTCATACTCATAATCACAATCTTCTTTATTTATAGATGTTAGATTGTTAAGAACATCTTTTAGATTCTGATTTTCTTTTTCCAAAACCATAACCATATTTTGTGCTTGAGATAAAGCAGAAGATAGCACTTTTACTTTATTTGCCAGTTCATCCCCAATAAAACTATTTACATTTGATTTCATAATTAGTCTCCTTAAAGGATGTATTAGTATACACTATTTAGTTATCAATTCGCACAGAAATTTACTAATATCTTTGATTTGTTGATTATTAATAACAATCTGATCTGTATATGGGTGTCTGTCTGTTAAAATCTTCCATATATAGCGTATTTTCTGAAACCAACTAGAATTATTTTTATAGGCCGCATAACTTTCATACATGGCTAAGTCCAGCGTCTTAGTCTTTTCATCATAATTTAATACCAAAACCTCTTGATTACAATCACATAATACGCAAATAATATGATCTTTTGAGAAGTTGGTGACTGTTCCCATTATTTTTTCCTAAATAGCCAACTAGAATCGCTAAATACAATCAAATCTTTCGGACTATATCCATAGTTGATAATAAAATTGTTGACTGCTTCTTTTACTCCGGGCCACGCATTACTATAATCGTGTCCAGCAAAAAATCCGCAACTTTTAACTTTATGATAGTAATTCTCTATATCTTTGCTTACAGACTCAAAACTATGATTAGCATCAATATATACAACATCAACGCTTTCATTAATAAAATGACGTTCGGCAATATCCGATATTTCATGAATAATAGAACATCTAGATTTTTGTATATCTTTAGAGAATTTTTGTTGTAAAATTTCGCAACTCTCTTGCGATGCTTCTATACAATGTAGTTTTTTAATTTGAGGAAATCCAAGAACAAGAGTAGATGATTCTCCTAAATGAGATCCTATTTCAATCCAATTATCAATTGTGGGCTGAATCGATAATATGTAATTGATAAACTCTAAAAATCCAATCACAGAATATGGATAGATTTCGTTCCATTCAGGAAAAAATCTAACAGATTTCAGTTGAGTCATTTTCAAATACCCATGACCAATACCTACTATCGTCTTTTTGTTGGACACTATCCCAGTATAAACAACGAGCAATATAGGATGGAACTTTTAGTTTACCACAATTAATACTCCAGTGACGCTCCATTTGTTTGTACATTCTAAGTCCAGTACCACTCTTGTACTTTAAATGTTCCATACCATACAAGCGTAAAATATGAACATCTCCACAAAGAACTCGACACTCATTAGGATGAATAGTTTCTAGGGCGAAAGAAACTTTGGCCTGAGAGATGCCCTTAATTTTGTCAACAATATTATCTCGTTTCTTAACGTGATACTTTTTGGTTGTAAAATAAAAATCTTTCGGATTGCTCCAAAACTTATTCTGAAAGTCCCAAATATATTCTGTACGATTATTATGAAGTCCAACACCGGACTTATGCAATTTGGTTCTTAAGGTTTCTTTGTCTGATATCCATTCATTAAAGTTCTTAATAGCATTATAGCCCTTCACATTTCCTTGCCAAGTGGTATGCACAGAGCAGTATGCAAAAAGATATCGTCTAAAGATTTCATCGTTATTTTGAGGCTTAACACTTTCCCAATAATCCTTATATGACACAATCTTATCTTTTGGAAAATTTGCAAAAAATTCATCAACTTTGCTAGTGGTATACTCAATCTTTTTTTCTGTTGCGTTTTCCATCTTATCTCCAAATGCTGTAATGCCCATATACTGATTGTATACTACAGTTATCGACTTGTCAAGCGTGTTTCTTTAAACTGTTCTAGCCTCGCCGTGTAAAATTTTAAATGTTGGAAATCTTAAACTAATACCACCATCTTGGTTTTGACTTTCTTGAAAATATTGTACTGTGATTATCTTTCCAAGAATTTTGTTAGGATTCTTGTGAAAGTCCTGTCTTTGCTCAATAGTGAAGCCAGATCCAACACGCACATTATATCCTTTATGTTTAATAGTAACACAACTTAGCATAGTTTCTTCGTGTTCCTTACCATTCAATACATAACGAAATGGACCCATTTCAACATCTACTACTTCGTATTCATTATCACTAAAACTCTTATACTTGAGCAAGTCCTTACTACGCTTTCCTTTATAGGATTCATCTGCCCTTAGCATCAACCCCTCCCAAGAATTCTCATTTGCTTTTGCTACCCATTCAGCAAAATGATCATCATTTTTAACCCTATCCTGTTCAAGAACACTGAGACATGGGCAAGAGTTATTCTTCATAACTTCTTTGAGATTATTCAATCTGTGAGAGTAAGTCTTATTAGACTTGCCTTTCTTAGTATAAAATTCATCATGACTAATCATGTCAAAAATCTTAAAAGATGGATTAGGAATAGTATGATCCTTCTTCTTGAGTTGTTTCATAACTCCCTGAAAATCTTCATTACCATCGTCATCTACAAGACAAAGTTCACCATCAAATACTACATTAGTAACACCAAGATTCTTAATGCCACCAGCAACAACGCCAAGAGTATCAAATTCTTTTCCTGTACGGGAATAGAAAGTAGTATCGCCATTACTATCAACAATAGCGATACATCTAGCACCGTCAATTTTTCTGCTAACATACCATCCATCCTTCCAGTCTACAATATTCGGGTCATATTTATCTGCTAGAGCAACACTGAACTCTGGAATATGGTCAGCAATAGCCTTGTTGATAATCTTATCACCAGCACGGGTTTTCAAATCCTTATCAATAATGCAATAAATGAGTTCTTCAATATTGTCTTTATTTGACTGACTATCAATAAAAGTATGGACCGCTCCGATAGCATCGTGGCCCGTTATCTTGCGAGTCTTTAGGTCATCCAAAAGATCAAAGAAATTCTTATAACTCTTACCTCTCAGAGAATTTTTCTTTTTCAGATTATCACTTGTGACATTATACTGCCAAAGAGGATGATAGGTGTAAAGAAGAATCTTCTTAGCAAAATTTGCAGCCTCAGAATTATGATTGCAATAGTCCTCAATAATTCCTTGCTTATCAATAGTGCTGCTTGTGGCCCTAAGATCACGAACCATTCCCCAAACATAATTAAAATCGTGAGTCATCCAAATAGTCTCCTGTGTGTATGTCGAGTATACCACAACGCTCAAACACTGTCAACCTCTATATCGTCATCCTCTCTGCGAAACTCAAGATATTGTTTCAAATCTTTGACGATAGGATGTATAATTTTCATCTCAATAACACCATCAGAGTTTTTAGAAAATTTTATTGGGCCAGGAATAAA